CTCCGGGCGGAGAGGCTCGTATTATAAAAGGGTTACGTGTAAGCTTTGAGATAACAAAGAGTATCTTGTCTTTTCCCAACTTAGCTCGTATAACCCTGTATAACCCTAATCAAGATACTATTTCTGCTTTAGAGGAAAAGTATACCAGAATAGTTTTGAATGCTGGATACGAAGGTGATCTAAGGTTATTATTTAAAGGGGATGTTCGTAACGTATTTCAAACTAAAACAGGTAGGGACAGACTGTTAACGATATACTCCGGGGATGGCGAAAAGTCCTGGCAGAATGCTACCTTCAACAAAACATTAAGTGAAAACCTTAGCATTAAATCAGCTATAGAGGAAGTCCTTAAAACCTTCTCAGACGTTAATATAGGTACGCTGCAAGGGTTGCCGCAGGTAGCTGACAAACTACGTGGTCAGGTACTCTCAGGCTCCTCTAAAGATATCATGGATAACTTTGCCGAGGAGTATGGTTTCAGTTGGAGCATACAGGACGAAGAAGTAATTATAACTCCTGATCAAGAACCTTTAGAAGGCGACGAGGCTGTATCGGTTACAGCCGCTACAGGTATGATAGGTTCTCCGACAATCACAGAGATCGGGGTTGACGTTACTACACTTTTGAATCCCAGATTACTTCCTAATAGAGGATTTATAATTGAGTCTCTAAATGCTGATGTTGCCATTGGTAATCTGTTTTTCCGTAATATAAAACGGACTTCAGCAGAAGGTTTATATAAGATACAAGAAGTAATATTCAGAGGCGACTCAAGGGACGGAGACTGGCTTTCCTCAGTTAAAGGTAGGATTATACAATGAGTATCGGCAAAGCAGCCATAGCCAAGTTAGCATCTAACATAAAAGAAGGTATAGCTAATCGGCTGAAAGACCTTCATACTTCTATGCCCGGTATAATAGAAAGCTTTGACCCGGTCACCCAAACCGCCAGCATACAACCGGCTATAAAGAGAGTCTTTATAACGCGAGAAGGCGTAACTGAAACATTGACGCCGACTAATCTGCCGATCCTTATTAATGTGCCAGTAAGTTTTCCAAGAGGAGGAGGGTTCTCAATAACCTTCCCTGTTGTTAAAGGTGATGAGTGTTTAATAACATTCTGCGAGCGAGCGATAGATAGTTGGCATAAGTTCGGCGGTATACGTAGACCTAATGCCAAGCGGTTTCATCACTTGTCTGACGCTACTGCTACAGTCGGTTTGTCTTCTTTGCCAAACAAGGTTCCCTCATATAGCAGTACGGCTACACAAATAAAGAAGGACGACGGATCAGCGGTTATATCTTTAAATGCCGACTCTAGTATATTTATAACCTCTACCGCAGATGTAACGGTGGATTGTGCCAACCTTAGCGCAACCTCCAGCGGTACAGCAGAGGTTACAGCGACCTCGAGCTGTACCATAACAGCACCTACCATAACCCTAGCAGGTAACGTAATAATAACGGGTACGCTGGTTGCAGCGGGTGCAGCTACTATGTCAGGTGGTATGGGTGTTACAGGTACGCTAACCAATAACGGTACAGATGTTGGTGGTACCCACACTCACCCACAAGGCAATGACTCAGACAACGATACTCAACAGAATACAGGAGGCCCAGTATGATAGGTAGAGCGCTAGATTCTAACAACGATCTAATAGTTAGGGTCGGAAGCTTGTTAACTGTAGCAGATGGTGCCGAAATAGTTCAGCACGTTCGCAGCCGCTTGCTGTTTTATCTTGCAGAATGGTTCTTGGATATAGACGCGGGTGTACCTTATTTCCAAGAGATATTTACAAAACCGGCAAACTTAGCCAATATAGAGTCTATATTTAAAAGTAAAATTTTAAGGACTCCAGGTGTGAAAAGGTTGACCGACTTCTCTATGATTTACGAAGGTGGTTCATCAAGAACATTGTCTGTATCGTTTTCTGCTGAAACTACTTTTGGATTCATAGACAAAGATAAGGTGACTATAAATGTCTGATTATGGGATATCAAGTACAGGTTTTAAAAGGAAGCGCCTTGATCTATTGTTAGAAGAGCTAAACGCTGAGGTGAAAGCTATATTCGGGGAAAACTTTAATGTCTCGCCTGAATCTCCTGATGGTCAGATTAACGGGGTCATTTCTGAGTCTAATGCTAACCTATGGGAGTTATCTGAGGAGGCTTATAATGCTTTTAACCCCAAAGCAGCTTCAGGCGTTACGCTTAGTAACCTAGTTCAGTTGAACGGTATAACTCGTTTAGCCGCTACTCGTAGTCGTGTAGAGTTAACGCTAACAGGCGACTCAGGTACAGTCATCCCAGAAGGTAGTTTGGTAAGTACATTAGATACAGGGGATAAACTTAGCACTAATGATTCCGTAACTATAGACGGAGCAGGTGATGCCATTGTGCAGGCTACGGCTTTAGAGTTTGGCCCTATATCCATGTTGGCCGGTACAATAACAGTCATAGACAGCCCGATTACAGGGTGGGACTCTGTTAATAATACCGCTGACGCCACTGAGGGAACCTATGAAGAGTCAGACCCTGACCTACGAGCTAGGCGTCAGCGTTCTGTAGCAAGGGACTCTCAATCTATTATAGACGGTATACGATCGGGCGTAGAAAATATAGACAATGTTACTCAAGCAGTAGTATTAGAAAACGATACTGACAGTGTAGGTGCTAATGGATTACCCGCTCATTCATTCAACGTTATTGTATCAGGTGGTGCCGATGTAGATATAGCCGATGTAATATGGTTAAAGAAACCCGCTGGTATATTAGCGTTCGGTACTATAACTGAACAAGTATTAGACAGCCAAGGTATTTCACATGATATATCTTTTTCAAGACCTACACCGATAATTATTTACGTTAAAGTTACTTTATCAACCGGCGCTGAATATCCTGCAAACGGTGACGACCTTGTTAAACAAGCTATTGTTGATTATGCAAACGGGGACTTGATAGAAAATAGATCTTTTGGTTTAGCTGATGATGTAATCTATACCCGGTTATATACTCCAATTAATACTGTACCGGGACACGATGTTATAGATTTACAAATAGGTATCGTTTCACCTGCTTCAGGTACTTCAAATATAACGATAGGTGTTGATGAAATAGCAGACTTTAAAATAGCTAATATAACGGTGATATAATGATACCAGAACCTATAGATCATAAATCTTTAGCTGAATCCAGGCTGGCTACTCAGTACCGGGAATCGGTAAAGTTGATCGGTTATATAAAAGCCCTGTTATACGATGCTAATTCTTTAGAATTAGTTTTTAAAGACCTGCTAGAAAAGAGATGGATAGCTAATGCTACAGGTGTTAATCTTGATATTATTGGATCTATAGTAGGGCAGACCCGTGAGTTTATAGACGCTGATATATTTGAATATTTTGGCTTCCAAGGTAATCCTATATCCCATTCATTTGGTACTGTTTACTATGCCGGTATTGGTGGTCGATTTGCGGCTATAGGTGAAGCCTCTACAGGAATACGTCTACTCACTGATGATGAATACCGTTCTTTTATAAGAGCTAGAATTGTTAGAAATTCAACTTCTTCTACACCTGAAGAAATAATAGCTCAAATACAATTCTTGTTTGATTTCCCTTTAACACTTATAACTGAAGGGTTAGAGGCTTCTTATGAAATAAATATAGGTAAGATATTATCGCTTAATGAAAAATCTATAATAGTACAGACCGATATACTCCCTAAAACAGCGGGAGTTACTGTTAGTTATGTGACTGAGTTTGATGATACTAATTTTTTCAGTTTTAAAGGTATACCGGGTTCGCTAGGATTCGGTTCCGTAAACAATTCCGAGCTTGGCGGGCAGTTCGGTCAACTTATATTTTAAAAAGGTGATATATGACTACTAAACCGAATCTAACTCGAGTATGGGCCGAGACTGCTCCAGGCGCTAATGTCGTAGATCCTGATACAGTTACAGTTGGTAAGTTTACAGCCGGTTGGCAAGCAGAGGTTCCTCCGTTTGAATATTTTAACTTTATTCAGAAACAAGTAACGGAAGGGCTTGCTCATATCAACGAGCAAGGTATTGCAGTATGGGACCAAGTTACAACCTACCCTGTCGGTGGATTAGCTAAAGGTTCTGATGGTAATGTATACAAGGCTCTAACTTCCCAAAATAATAACGATCCTGTTTCTGACGGCGGAACTAACTGGAAACAAACCATTGATTCCATTTTTGCAAACGTGGTAGCTTTTGGCGCAACGGGGGGGAACCCTAGCGTCGACCAAGCGGCATTTGAAGCCGCCGCCGCAGACGGTCGAAGTATTTATATACCCGCGCCGCCGAGCGGTCAGCCCTATAATTTAGCTAATTGGAATCCTGGACCAAATAAAATAGTTTTTGGCGACGGTGACGATTCTAAAATAATTTTAACAGCGGGTAATTACGGCGACACAGACGAGCCTAACAGCGTTGGTGCTTTAAAACCGGTAAACTGCCCTGATTTGACCATAAAAGACATACACGTAGACGGCAACCGTTCTAATGTTACAGGAGACGACCTACTTAATCTGGAAGCTATTAACGTAGACGCTTGTGACCGAGTAGCCATAATAAATTGTACAACCGTAAATACAGTAGCCGATGGCATAGACATAGACAATACCGCCGACGCGTATGTTAGTAATTGCAGAGGAGTCGATTGTGGCGGCTATGCAGTGCATCACAGCATTGGCAGCATAAACCCCACAACGGAAAATTGTTATGCCGAAAACTGCGGTTTCCTTCGTGACCGGGGGGCTTTTGATATATTTTTTCTAGGAACTGAAGGCGGAAAAATAATGAATAATACTGCCGTTAATTGTAATAGTGGAATTTCTGTAGGGCCGGTTACTGACAGTTCAATCGTCACAGGGAACCACATAATTGACTGCGAGGGGGATTCAATTAAAGTTGTTAATTTTGTGGGACAGGGACAAACGGGTTCGGGCAATAGCTGCTTGGTTTCAAATAATAGAGTTTTCAATTCCCTTGGCAGGGGTATCGTCGTGGAGTCTAACAATGTCGGCGTAGCAAATAACAATATAACAGGAGGGGGAGGGACGGCCTCGACTACGGGATTAGTTATAGGGGGGAATAAGTGCCGAGTGATTGGTAATGACGTCCGATTCTTTAGTACGAATTTTGATGACAATGGGACCGGTACTATAGACCTTGGTAACAATTTTGTTAATTAAGAAGGAGGCGGTAGACCATGTTTAGATTCTCAACAACATCAAACAAGCGTAGAGCAGGAGT